GGGCAGTGCACATGATTAGAAAAGTTATCTCGGTAAGCCAAATGTCGACTGTTCTTGGTGTTAGCCTAACGGCTATCCGAGAGGGCATCGCAAGAGACCGATTCCCGTTCGCATACGCCTGGCAGTCTCCAGGTAAGAAATCCCGTAGCTTTGTCATCGATAAAGAGGGGTTTAGAACATTCCTTGTCCATTCTTTAGGCTGGGATGTGAAAGTAGTTGATGCGGAGTTTAAATCCGCAGGAATTCATTAGGAGGAATTAATCATGACATGGATTGACGCAGGAATGCATTTAAGCTTAGCTGCAGCTGCAGTAGCATCTATTTTATCAATGATGATGTTATAAAGGAGACCTTAACTATGACTGAAATTCCAGTAAACAAAACAGCAATGGCTGCACATTTAAAAGCAGTCGAATCAGATCGAATTTTAAATAGTATTGATTGCAATATTATGGATGCGGCATATGAGCTGCAAAACTTTATGTGCGATTACGACGAGTCGGAAATCCGTATTATCGTCACTACAGATGGTATTACAGCCGAAAGAATTGAAGAAGAGGAGGACGAGTATTAATGGGCTATATGTTAATTGGCACGTTTTTGGTAGCAGGTTCTATGGGAGCCTTGGAACTTGACCAAATAGGATATGTACAGTTCTGTGTGCAGGCTCTCATCGGTTTGGCCATATCCATGTATGGTTACAAAAAGGATATGGAGGAAGTTGATGCTGAAGACCGCGAAGATGTCGAGTACATCCCGAAAGTAAGAAAATGCGGCGAATACTGTCGCAATCCATATTACAGCTAAATGCATATAAGGAGGTGATTAAATTGCGAAATTGTAGCACCTGCTCAAATCGAGACTACTGCATTCCTGATGAATGCGAGGATTTGGGCATAAAAAATGAGCCTGATGATGCGGCAACATCAACAAGCTCAAATTAGAAAAATATTATTCTACGTTGATTATATCACAGAAAGGACACCTTATGGAATTCTTATTAGTTACTTACGATACCAGTGATTATTACTGGCAAAATAGCACCCCCTATACATAACCCAGATGAATTTTGGTTTAGATACTATGAATCCGATACAAATGTTCCAATCGATAACATTGGTGTTGGTGATTGGGTTGTTGTTAAATCAAGAAACGGCTTAGGTCTTGCCCGTGTTTTGAAAAAGGCAAAAGACATCGATACTGTTCGGATGCAAGGCTTTAAAGGGAACATCGTTAAGCAGGTTATAGCCGTTGTTGATACCTCTAAATGCGATAAACGCGAAAGTGATCGAGCTAAATTGGAGGACATCGAAAAGAAACTCGAACAAAAGGCTAAAAACGCTGAGCGCTTGACTATGTATCGATTACTCGCAAAAGATAACCCAGAATTCTCAGCATTACTTACTGAGTATGAATCTGTGAAGGCGTCTGTCAATGAATTATAACGCTTTCATCAACTCCAAGTCTAAAATGTCAGAATCTCATGGATTTGATATTAATACAGGTATGTTAAACAATCATCTATTTGACTTCCAACGAGATATCGTTAAATGGGCCTTGGCAAAAGGTAAAGCTGCCATATTCGCAGATTGCGGATTAGGTAAAACTTTAATGCAGCTGGCCTGGGCGTATGAGATTTATCTACATACAGGTGGATCAGTACTCATATTAGCACCGCTAGCTGTAGCTGCTCAAACACAGTCCGAGGGTGACCGTTTCGATATTCCTGTGACTATATGCGAATCTGATGATGATATTGTGCCAGGCGTTAATATTACAAATTATGAGAAATTAGGACGATTCAATACCGATAATTTGATAGGTGTCGTGCTTGATGAATCAAGTATCCTAAAGTCATTTACTGGTAAAGTACGTACAGATTTAATAAATCGATTCAGTAATACACCATATCGGTTGGCATGTACGGCAACACCTGCACCGAATGACTATATGGAGCTTGGCAATCATGCAGAGTTCCTCGGCATCATGAGCCGTAATGAGATGTTATCTATGTATTTCACGCACGATGGTAGCGATACCGCTAAATGGCGATTAAAAGGCCATGCAGAGAATACCTTTTGGGAATGGATGGCGTCATGGGCAGTCGTGCTAGATAATCCGGCATCCCTGGGGTATGAAGATGATGGCTATGAATTGCCTGAGTTACAC